CCTTACCTTTTGGTAAGTTACCTACGTCAATATAAAAAATACGTCTTTCTGGTGCTCTTGATAAACGGTAAATAACAACAGCATCTTCAATCATTCTTAATTGATTGAGTGGCTTAATTGCTTTATGTAAGTAAGAAATTACAAAAGTGTTCTTTGCATCCATCAAACCAGAGTTAACATTAACTACTGATTCAGGTGCAATTCTTAACCCTTGATTGACTGATGAGGTAAATGTCTGTGTGGTCGTACCACGGTCATTGTACACATAATATTCAGCCATTGATTTGATGACTTGAGCACCAGTTTTTGGGTCTCTTTCTTTTTGGATCTCACGCACTTTACGAATCTTGCGTGGGTCAATATATCTTAATTCTTGTATGCCGTCTTTTGGATTCTTATCGTTAACAACAACATGGTAATAAATTCTACCATCAATGTACCAACGCTTGAATAAATCATCGGCAAGATTTGAAAAGTTTAACATCTTTTGAATGTTATCAAACTCTTCAAGTATTTTCTTTTTGATTGATTCTGGTTGTTTTAGATTATCCATATTGATATCTACAACAGTACCATCTTTTGCATGAGTAATTGCTTCGTTAACAATTTCATCAATTGCCATATCACACTCAGGGTGATTTGACATTTCACGGTAACGAGTAATTAGTTCCAGTTCATTACGAACAGAACCTTCTAAGTCTACATATGTGCCGTAATGAGCATTCTGTGTGATGGTAACTGCACCATCATCATTTGCTTCTGTAGGGAGTGCAAAAGAAGCTTGCTCAGGTTTTTCAACCTGAACAATATCTTTTTTCCCGAGCGTAAAGCCAAAGAGTTTTACTGCCATCAGTATTTCATCCTATATTAGAAAATAATAGAGGCCGAAGCCCCTATTATTTAAGCACCAGTTGTAGTAATAGCAGTTCTATCTGTACTACCGTCGTCAGCTTCCCACCATTGGTAAGAAAGGTTTACAGTATACTCTTCAATAGCATCATTTGATCCCCAATCTAAAGCAATATCGCTTAATTCTGTTGGGAACACGCCAATGAAATTGTAACTCTTTAAAGCTTTACCATTTTTAGCAAACTGTGTTACTTTTGCATCTCTCTTGTAACCTAGTCCTAAAGCAGCAGGAGCTGATTGCAAGTTGGCTGCATGGCTGTTAATACCATTTAACCATTTTTGAAATGCTGTACGAATAACAAAATCTTCATCATTGATAATTGTAACAGTTAAATCAGGAAAAGATGGTCTATTACCAGCAAATTTCAATGTACGGCCGAAGTATTGAAGCTCTACAGAACCAATTGAAGAGGCAGGAATAGATGCTTGCTTACACAAAAATGTGAATGGTGTTGATGCACCAGTGCCTGCAAATTCAGGGAAAGTTAAACTAACCTCAAATAGATTTGGACGAGCGCCATCGCCCGTCAGATTAGATTGGAATTGATTTATATTAAATGCCATTTGTTTTCTCCTATTCCTTTATTTATTAGAATTTCCCAACAATTTCTTCAAAACTTACACCTGTTCTAACAGCAACAAAGTTTAGTTGGATGAAATTGATGGATCTAGCTGGTTTAATATACAAGTCACCAATAAACTGATTGTTATCTACAATATCAGGAGTGTTATTTGTAGTATCACATACAACACGGAAATCAGTAATACCACGGCGACCTTTTACATCACGAAGGAATGGTTCAACTAAATTAACAAATTGTGCTCTTGTGAATTGGTCATTGAATTCAAACATTGTTGAGCGTGCAGCACGAGCAATGGTTGTTTCTAGAACAATAAACAAACGGCGGACATTAATGCGGTCAAATACTGATGGACGATTCAACATTGTCTTATCACCAAACAGGATTGTACCTTCACCTTGAAAAGTAACAACTGGATTAATACCTTGAACATATAAATTATCACGGTCAGCTTTCGTTGGATTCCAAGCAAGTTTAATAACATTCTTGATTGTACCACGAGTTGATCCACCTGGAGAATACCATGGGTCACGGTCTTCATCTGTTCTAGCGCAAACGCCAGCAATATCACCATTCAACGGCACCCAACGGTAAACATCGTTGTATTTGTCGTATTGATATTTGTAACCAGAATCAAGAACAGCATATGAAGAACTTGCAAGGCCAGCACGGAAAGAAAGAATGCTTGATGCTTCAGCACCGGCATTATTAACAACAGAAGATTTTGTTGGTGATAAAAACACCATGCAATCTTTACGGCTTTCAACTAAAGAAATCAAACTTGCTGCAACTGTAGAATTACCAGGACCAGAAATTAGAAGTGATAGTTGAACAGCATCTTCACCACCAAACTGAGCGTATGCAGAAGTGACTTCTGTATTACCAATTGTACCATCTGCACCAGCACCCATTGATGCTGAGAATGGTGTATTGATGTTGGTGAATGTTGTTGAAACTGATGTGTTACCCCAATTTGTACCGCCTGGTTGGTGAGTTAACCACCAAACATATTTTGATTTATTGTTGATAACTGTTTTGTAATAATTTGATGCGCCTTCGTTTGTTAAAGCATCTGATGCTTTTGAAACAAATGCATATTTTTCTAGAACTGTATTTGCAACACCAGAAAATTTAGCATCTTCATCAACAACAATAATGTGCATTTCGTCAGCACTACCACCATTACCTGAAACAAACGATGATGTTCCTGGTGCTACGCCAAACTGGTCAGCATATTGCCATTTACGAAGAACTGGTGTACCAACAGCAACAGTATTTAATGCTGTAGCAACAACAATTGCCGTTGCATTAACAGAAGCTACACGAATGTATGTTGTACCACCATCAACAGAAACCGAATCTCCAGGATAAACATTAGCAGCTGCATTAGCAGTACCGTTAACATTAATTACTGTATCACCGGATGTAACAGCATTAGCTCTTAGTGAATCTGTAACTGTTAAGTTTGATGAGAAAGCTTGTGTACTTGGGCAAATAGAAATTCTTAATGAGTTACCATATGCGCCTGCATAACGGGCACCAAAAGGACCGTATGCTGTGTTTGTTGCGGTTTCACGGGTTGCAGCATAATCACTAGCATTTTTAATTAATACACCACTGCCGTTTGCAGTAGCATTCAATGTTGATGTAGTATTTGCAGCACGAACAACTTTTAAATTATTTGCATATGCTAGAAAATTTGCAGCAGAGAACCAATATTCATAATTTGTACTATCTGGTTTACCAAAACTACTCGCAAGACGAACTTCATCAGTAATGGTAGTGACTTCACCAATTGGACCCCAATTGAAATTTCCAGCAACACCACCAGTCGAAGTGGCAATAGAAGGGACTATAGTTGTCAGGTCGATTTCTGATATATTTAATCCAGGTGATAGCTGAAAGGCCATTTTTTACTCCTTAGTTTACGGGACAATTATTCTTTATGTTGTATTTAGTTTTTTACAAATTTGAAGTTAGATATCCAGCTGGAGCTTCTTGTTTCCACATATCTCCATCTTCCACAGCGTACTCTTCTTCTGTCCCATTGAATACAAATCCAAAAGGAACAACATCTTCTTCAATTTGTTTAATTCTGGCTTGATACATTGCTTCACGAATATTAACATCATTTAATTCTTTAAAGTATGGGTTAGTCGTTAACCAACTAAACAATACTAATGGCATCACCAAATCGTCATGGTAACCATCATCTGCGGCATAACTATCTTTTACTTGAATGAAAGTTGAAATTTCTGATATGGTATCTGCATCTGTTATTAATAACTTCTTTTCTTCTACTAATGACTTGAATGTAAAACATCCAATACGTTTAACTCTCTTGTCGGTATTTACACCCAATTGAGTTTTACCACCACCAAAACCACCTGTAACTGTTTGACCAGTCTTGGTGTCTCTATTTACAAAAATAATATTTTCATATTCCAATTCATTGTGCATAATATGAGCAACCTGTTCACTAGAGTTGACCTCAATTAGCACATATGCCATATTAAAATCTCTTGCCACCTTATATATGATACTAGGGTATAACATCGGTGCAATCTTGTTATCTCTAAACTTACCCACCAATTTGTATGGTACTGAGGCAATATCTATAATAACGAAGGCTGAATAATCGCCACCTACACCTTTGGCCGTATCGGCAACAATAACATAAGAATGTGGTTTGCTTATTAGCTCTTCGGTATCCTCATCTCTGACTGCCTTAACTGGGAACTCATACAAGTCTAAACCGTCTTTGGAATAGACTGTAGGACAAGTTGACATATATTCTATAGTGTCTGAG